CAGCAACCGGACCTTCAATGACCCACACGCTGTCTGCCAATGGAATTTCAGTCAGGTTTGCAACGTTCACAACTGAGACGCCACCAACGACAGACCAGCTGTTCACGGTGCGCGACTCGACGGTGTGTCCATCTGCATGGATGAGCGAGATGGTGTAAGTGCCAGCAAGACTGTGGTCAACCAAGCGGTCAAGAGTCACATTGTTCAAAGTTGAAGACGCGACACGACCACCCCACTCGTAACCTGCGTAGTCAGGGTCCATGACCTTGATGATGTCACCAGGCACAGTGTCGATGTGGTCCCAAGCCGCTTGGTACGTCAGAATTTCTGTCGCGGTGTTTTCAGTCTCGAGAACCCACTTCGCAGCACGACGAGCCTGAGCTTCATCTGTGCAACCAAACGCGAGCAAGTCGGTTGGGTTGTAGCCGTAGCGTGTCACAGCAGCTGGCAGTTGTTCAGTGATGGTGCGCGGCAGGTAATTGTCAGTGCTGTCGTTGAAAGTCACGTTCACAGCGGTGTGACGTGCGAGCAAAGACGAGGACTGGTAGCTGAACTTGCCATCAATGACAGACGACTTCGTCACCAGCTTGCGTGCTGTCTTCGGAGCGTCCTGGATGAGAGTGATGAGACCACCGGCTTCACCAACGAAGGCGTTGCAACTCGAGGCCATTGCTTGGATGAGCTTCCAAGCATCTTCCTGNGTCTGAATTGGCGTGTTNAACGTGAAGCGAGGACCGTAGACAGTCNNNCCNGCAGTGTTGGTGTACGGAACCAACTGGTCGTTGTAGACGGCNGCGTCGTAGAACGAGAACTTGTCAATTTGGCTCTCAGAGATGAACTCGCCCAGACCGAAGGTGCTGTTCGTGAGCATGTCGTAGATGCACCATGCTGGGTTGTCAGTCCATTGGAACTGAGACGCGAAGGTGCCTGCCCACGTGCCGGTGTAGACGCGGGTCAGTGGGTCATAGTTGTTTGGAACCTTGACGAGACGACCCTTGACGTCGTAGCTGCGCTTNGGAATGCTNCCACCAGTGGACTCAGCATCCGCAGCCATTGCAACGTACGCCTTACCTGCGTANGCCAACTTCGCGTCNTTNCGNTCGACNTAGCGGTTGAANGNNGTGACNGAACCGACAGAGCTGTCAGCGTCATTAGCAGAGACGCGACGCACACGAATGTCCCAGCTCTGACCAAGCGTACCAGCGCGCGGAATGCGGTAGTCACGCTCGTAAGGCGTCATCGTCTTGCCTTGGATGGCTTGGTTGACGATGGTGGTCCAAGTCACGTCAGACGTGAGCTTGCGGTCAATTGCGATGGTGACATGGTGCCCTGACGTGTCGCCAGTGCTGCGGTCTTGTCGGAACAGTGACTGAACACCAATGGTCACAGTCACAGCATCACAGTCAGAGGCGACGGTGCGGACTGCTGGAGTCGCGTTCGCGACTTGCACACCAACGTTCACAGGGTTGTTGGCAGATGGGAAACCTTCGACGTAAGTCTGGGCTTGCGTACCAACACGCTGCGTCATGTACGCGTTGCCGAAGTTCAGAGTGCCATCAGCACCCATGACTGGAGTGTCGTCGAAGAAGCAAGACTTCAGCGGGTTCGCAGTGTCAACGAGACCGTAAATTTCACCTTGGCTGATGAGGTCAAGCACCTTGACCGTAGCACGGCTGCGCAGTGTGTTTGGCGCTTCTTGTGCTGCACGACCACCACCGCCCTTGTCATCGCCCTTGCTACCCTTGACGCGTGGGTGACGAGCACCAGTGCCTTGGTTGTGGACGCGCAGGCCGTCAGCGAAGAAAGTCTTGTTCTTCTCGATGGTCAGGTTGTAGACAGGAACCGTGTCCCATTCTTCGACAGTGAGCAACGGACGCAAGTGACCCATCTGGTCAACCATGCAGTCGTCCTGAGTCAGGGAGCCAATGGGCACGAAAGCGCCGTACTGGTTCTGCACCCAGTGACTAGGAGTCGCGAACACCTCGTAACCACCCCAGAAGGTGTACCGTGACACCGGTTCGGCATCGTGATGATGCACTGCAACGACTGAGTCGATGTGCACGTCGCCATTCTGGTCAAACGAGTAAACGCCATCACCAGGAAGCAGGTCTTCAATGAGCTCGTCACCGAATGGAGTCGAGATGAGGGTGCCAGCTGCAAAGCAGCCCTTGCTGCCCTTAACTTTGGTTGCGTTTGTCATACTGGGACTTCTTCCGATGAAACGTCGACTGAGATGATGGTTGAACCTGTGCGGAAACGTCCGTACACCACAGGAACTGGACCACCTTGCTCGGCAGTGTTGGTTGCTCCGTTGAACATGAACGAAGCGCGCTGTTCAGCACCAGCGCCAGCTGTTGAACCTTGAGGAGTTGGGGACATCATCATTGCGACACCACTTGCGGCCATAGCCACACCCAACATCGCGACGGTACCCCATGAGACTGCGGCACCACCAACGGCGAAAGCTGTACTAGCCATGCCAAGCAATGGAGCGGCAAGCGTACCACCGGAAGCGACAATGGCGAAGGCGATGATGACAGCACCGATGATGGCCTTGCCCGAACCACCAGAACCTGCGACAACTGGTGTGATGTGGATGACTTTCGCCCTGCTGCTGAGCATCATGTGAATTTGCTCTTTCACGACGACCTTGCCGTTGATGGTCATCTTGAAGACGCCTTGACGGATGTCATCGAAGAGCTCGTCGCATTGTGTGCGGATGCCACGCATCAACATTGGGATGGTGTCGGCATCGACCTTGAAGGACGTGCCGTGCTTCTTCAGAGCGCCGTGGAGAACGAGGGTTCGAGTAGTCATGTCAGTCCTGGTTCAGAGCTTCGTGGCGCAGGTAGCAAACCACCGCGCCCTTTGTTGCGTACTTGCTGAGCGGTTCGTTGCAGCTCAGACGACCGTAGAGGTGGTGGAACACTTCGTTGTTCCCGACGATGACACCAGCATGGTTGACCTTGCCACGACTCGCAACCGACATCAACACTGCATCGCCTTCCATGATGTCGGCTTCGTCAATGACGTAGAAACCAGCCTTCTTGAAGCCTTCCATGTACAGGTCTTCGCCGTCCTTCGTCCACCACGACATGTCGCGTGCGAATTCAGGGATGGTGAGGTCTCGCTCAACGCGGTACCAGTCACGACATGCTGCGTAGCAGTCGAGGTAGCCGTGCAGGAAGTCGCGTTCGTAGAGAGGAATGAGGTGTGTTTCACCCAGCCAGATGAAGTGCTCGATGTTCTCACCGTCGCACTGCGTGATGCCCCATGGCACGGCTGTGTCGATGTGACCTTGGAGGTCAGCACCAGACGGCATGCGTGGGTCTTGGTTGTGGGTGATGGGGTCAGCGAGAGAGTGGCTGTGCACTACGGCCGCCAACTCGTCTTCGTGCTCATGGTAAACCTCGTCAGCTACTTCGAAATGCAGCTTTGGGTTCTGAGCGACGTTCTCACAAGGGATGAAGGACCCGTCCTTCAGCACCAGACCGCATCCCTCGTTTGGGTATGCTTTGCAAAAGTGAGCTCGAATTGCTTCGAATGTCTCTGGTGAGAGTTGCATGACGGTGTCCTTGGTATGATGGTCTCGCACAGGAGTGAACCTGTGGTCTACAGTATTTAGCGGTTTAGCGCTGACGGTACAGACCGACACCAGGGAAATTGACGTCGCGGAGAACCTGCTCGCGCGGAAGCTTGATGCCTTCGCGGTCGAGCATGTTTGCAAGTTGCCATTCAACCTGAATGTTGTCGTGAGCTGTCTTCTGCTCCACGTAGTACGTCATTGGCGCGAAATAGCAGGTCGGGTCAGCGTCTTCCTGACCGTCGAGGTACTGAACGAACGTGCGCCACCGAGTGAGCTTCGCACCAACCAGGTCGCCAAGCGAGATGATGGCTGGAAGCAGAACCTTCGACGCGTTGCCGATGCGCATCTTCGGTTTTGGAGATGCAGCACCAGGACCGATGTACTCCCAGTCAGAGCTCTCAATTGGAATTGGAGTGTAGACATTCCCTTGCCATGTCACGGCTGTCGAAGCGTAGGTGTGGGCAGTGAAGCGGTAGAAGCTTCCGCCGATGCCAGTAGCGTCCAGGTCATACAACTCAATGTATGCACCGAGAGCACTGGCTGTGAGGTTGGTTGGGGATGTCATGGTATTGAGTTCTCGTTAGGAGGTCAGGTCGAATGTCTGGATGACGTCAACCGAGACATTGTAGATGTCGCCAGCCAATGCGCTGATGTTCAGTGAGGAAACGAAGCGCATCTTTGTTGCAACTCCAGAGTATGGAATTGTGAGTGTGAAGGGCAGAATGCGACCTTGCGTATTCCAGAACGTAAGGAGTGTGTTTAGCTCTGCAGTTGTAATGTTCTCATGGACAATTTTGCCCTTCACAAGAACGGAGTTGATGCCGTCTGCTGCGCGTTGGCTGTAGCCGTCGCCAAACTGGCTCTCGATGATGCGTTGGTCTTGCTCAAACGTCGATGCTTGAGACAGAGGAATGGCTGGGTAGGTTGCGATGGTCATTAGAATGTACCTGAAATACGGGTTGGGTTAAGCTGACCACCTGGGCGACGTTGGTTGTGTAGCTCGCTGTTCACAAGAGCCTTGAGCTGCAACTGCACGGACGCTGCAATTTTGTCAGACATTTCCTTGTCATCCTTGGCGTTGCCTGAACTTCCGCCAGAGACGTTGATGTTGATGCCACCAACGTTCATTACCATACCGCCTCCGCCACCACCTTCAGATGCGACGCCAAGACGACCGTTAGGCATGCGAGTCAGAGGCATCACTGCTTCAGGACCAGCTTCACCCATCAGACCTTGACCGTTCGCCATTGGGAACGTGGTTGGTGAAGTCACGACACCACCAGAAGCGAATGGGGTTTGTTCACCACCTTCGAATGCGCCACCAGCAGAGAACGAACCGACGAATGCCATGATGGCCTTGGTCATCAGCGCGCGAATTGCCATACGAGCCAAGTCAGCGATGATGGACTGCGCCAATGCGCCGAAGTCTGCCTTACCAGTAGTCACCAACTTCACGAGCGCGTCTTCAGCTGAACTGAAGGCGTTCGTCATCAGTTCCTTGGTGTTGTTCGCAACGGAGCCTACCTTGTCCTGGTACTCCAGCATCGCTTGGTTAGCGCCGACCGTCCAGTCTTGGTCAGCCTTTGCGACTTCCTCAGTCGCAGTCTTGACTCGAGCCTTCTGTTTGATGCCTTCTTCGATGATGGCTTGGCGACGCTTTTCTGCACCGTCGATGTTCGCGTTCACACCCTTCAGCTTCTCAGAAACCTGAAGGTCAATTTGACGCAGTTGGATGTACTGACGGTAAGCCGCGTTGCTCATGGTGCGCTTGCGGACTTCATCTTCGAGTTGACGAACTTCTTGGTCACCAGACTTCTGCAAGTCTTCCAAGTCCTTCTCAAGCTTCTTCTTCGCGTTCAGCTGGTCGTTGACGCGAGCAAGAGCAATTGCTTGGTCCTTCAGTGCTTGACTTCCAGCGGAGTAACGAGCGCCTTCGAGCGCGGCCAAAGTCTCTTGCAACTTGGACTGCGTTTCGATGAGCTTGTTCTGCTTCGTCATCTGGTCGATGAGGTCGTTCAGCGCTTGGTCCGCCTTCTCAAGGTCGCTCAGACCTTCAACCTTGACCTTGACGGTGCGCTCATTGGTGTTGCGGTAGTTGCCGCGGTCGACCTTTGCAATTTCCTCAGACGCGTACTTTGCGTTCTTCTGGACGCTGGTGAACATGTCGTTGATGCGCTTGCCAGCCTTCTGAGCCAGGTCATCAACGTCGTTACCGAGGTCCTTGAAGATGTTCTTTGCACCAGCAAAGTCACCGTGGATGAGGCGGTCTGCAATGGCCATGAAGGCGCCGAGCGACTTACCTGCAACTTGGAAGACGGTGTCGATGCCGATGAAGACGGCCATCACACCCTTGGCAACACCTACGAGGCCTTCGAACGCGACCTTCAGGACATTGAGGACTCCTTCAAGCGTACCACCGTTCGTTGCCGACTCCTTCATCTGTTGCGCGAACGCAATGAGGAGAGGCAGCATCGTTTGCGCGACGAAGTTCCCAACACCCTTCAGGATGGAATGAACGTCGTGCATCGTGTCGTTGTACTCGTCAGAAGCATTTGCCTGCTCCTTCGTGACGATGGCACCGACAGAGTAGAGGTAGTTCTGTTCTTCCTGAGATGTGTTGAGCTCGAGGTAGGTTGGGATGAGTTGCGCGTAGTTCTTACCAAGAGCATCAGCTGCAGCTGCAGACTTGGATGTCGAGTTCTCGGTTTCGTTGAACTTCTGCGCCACTTCCTGCGCAATGTCGCCTGCTTCGCGCAGGTTGCCGTTTGCATCAGTTTGACTGACGTTGAAGAACTCCAACGCCTTCGTGTACTTCATCGTTTCGTCGCCACCCTTTGCCAGGTTGCGGCTGATGTAGTCGAGACCTGTGGCGACGCCTTCGAGCGTACCACCGGACTTTTCAGCGACTGACTGCAGAGTTTGCAGGTCCTCGATGGCCTTGCCCGTGCCGATGGACATGTCGCGCAGGTTGTCGGCTGTCTCGATGGCACTGAAGCCGAGAGCAACCATCCCGCCCATTGCGGCTGTCAGACCGGAGACGAGAAGACCAATTGGGGATGTGAGAGCTTTGAACGCAGCTTCGAGTTGTCCGAGAGCGGACGCAGCCTCGGGCGAAGCGTTCTTGAGCTTGTCAATGTCCTCTTTCGCCTTTACAGCAGAGGAGGCGTCGAAGACGGCCTGGACCTTGGCGAGAATGGACATGGTATTGCTTACCCTTGGTTGTCTTTTGGAATGGACTCCAGGTACTGGCGGTCCATTGCTCTTAGCATATTTACGTCACTTGGGGTGAGCTTTGTCTCCGTCAACTCAACATAAGCCTTCAATTCCACCCACGAAATAGGTGCATATTTTGTAGGCCGACAATTTACCAACTCCATGAATGCATTCCAAATGTGGATGGCATACCCTGGNACGGGTTCNGTCTTCAGGGCGGGCATGGTCGTCAAGCCNCGCTGTTTGGCAACACTCATCAGCACTTGGCGTTGAGTGTTGCCTTCTTTGTCAGGGTAGTCGAGACGAACCAGGTCCCTTACGCACTGACAGAGTTGGTCAGTGACCCCTTGAAGAAAGACGCGCGGTCTTGCAGGACTTCATTGACTTGCTCAACAACCCAGTTGTACTCACCAGAGTCGAGCATCGCACGGAGTTCTTCAGGGATGAACGGCTCATCACCGTCTGCACCAATGACGGCTGCGCAGACGATGCGCTTGCCGAACTCGAGAGCGTCAAGCGGCTTTCCAGCGGCTTCTGCTTCGGCGCGTTCTTTGGCGAAGACGACCATCAGGTCTTGGAATTGTTTGGAGTCCTTGCCGACGATGTGCAACGTGACTCCGATGTCTTCACCGGAACCTGGATGCTTGAGTGC